CACCGCGCAAGCGGTGCTGGATGCTTCTTCAGACGCCCCGGTTGGGGATGGATGGAACGCCGACCGACTAGCCATCGCCGCCGCCCTGCGAGCTGCTGCGGATCAGGTGGTGCCCAGTGATACAGTAGAACCTAGAAACTATTTGCCGATGGCAATGGAATGCCAGCGCATCCGCTCTGAACTACTCGCCATCGCCGCCGAGCTTGAAGCCCAGTAGTCATTCCAACTAAAACCTTTTTGTTGATGCCACCAAAATGGTCAACTACATAAACCCAAATCGTCCCACAGAGGACACCCCACTGTTAGAGCGAGTGCGCTGGGCCATAGGTAGCGCCGAAGTCGAGAGCTTTGACACGCTTGAGTGGACTGAGGAAGCCCAAGCTGCAATCCGCGTGGTGGCAGAGTGGCTGCGGGAGCAGTTCCCGAAAGCCGATTTCTATGCGGTTGAACTGGAAAACGAGGCTGAGTTAGACGACTTCCGCAAACCCTCGTAGTCGCTTCCCCTAAAGCGTCGGCATCTCGTACTCTTGAGTCGTGTTGCAATAGTGCTTCCAAATAACTTCTGAGCTATTTCCTGCCCATTTAGCCACTTGCGCTACGGGGATGCCCGCCTCGATCCACCTACTGATCGCAGTGTGACGCAGGTCATATGGCCGATAGCGATGGGAAGTGAGGCCAGCGGCGTACAGCTCTTTGGCTCTGTCGTAAAAGAAGGATTGAAAAGCGTAGCGATTGTACGGGAAAATGAAATCATTATCCCCTTCCATCGTGCTCAAAATTTCCAAGCACCTGCCGTTTAATGGCACTGCTCGTTTTTTGTTTGTTTTTGTGCTGTTCTTAAGGCCGTGGGTGAGAGTGTAATTGCTGTGAACAAGGGCGCGATTGTCCTTAATGTCTTCCCATCGCAATGCCCTTACTTCACCTGTCCTCATGGCAGTTTGAAGCATGAATTCTGAATAGGCAGCCCAATTGTGCTTGTGTTGACGCGCCTCAAAGGCAGAGAGCAAAAGCGACACTTCATTGCGCGGTATAACAATGATTTCTTCGTCTGCCTGAGGGGGTTTTGGCATGCGAAAAGTGGTGATTGGATTTCGTTCTAGATAGCCAATATCCTCGCTTGAAGCCCACCGATAGAGCGACTTGATGTACATCGCAACTCGCCGCGTGCTTTTTACTGGACTTTGCGACAGCACCCGCGTCATAACTTGCCGCCCCTCCTTTAAGTCGGTTATGGGGCATCGTTCAATCCATTTGCTCACCTGCTTGTAATCGGCCTCAAACGTGGTCGGGTGGACAACGGTACTTCGTTCCTGCTTGAACTCGAGCCAAGCCTGCTGAAGGGTTTTATGCATGGGATGGGAGGCATCAAGGCCAGGGTATAATACACTGAGACTTCCCGCTCCAGCACTTGTGTTCCTTCTTGACGGCAAACCCTTGGCCCCAGACGTGGCCTTTGTGCACGACCAAATTCAGTATCCCGCCAACTGGCTGAGGCTGAGCAGTCCAGAGGAGCGTGCGGCCATTGGCATCACTGAAGTCCCCGACCCGCCGACCTGGGACCAGCGCTTCTACTTTGGCTACGACGCCGACGGCAAACTGATCCCGAAGGACCACACGCAACTGGTCGAGCAGTGGACGCAGCAGACGCGCACCACAGCAAACACACTGTTGGCCCCTACGGACTGGATCATCATCCGCGAAGCTGACAACGGCAAAGCTGCTGACCCACTGCTTAAGACTTGGCGCGAGGACATCCGCCTAGCTACCGGCGTGAAGGTGCGTGTGATTCGTGACACCCTTGACACCACTGATCTCGCTGCCTACATCACTGGCGCCAACTACCCCGTGTGGCCTGCTGATCCTTACGCGCCACAGCCAGTTTCAGAGTCGAACGACGACACTATGATGTTTTCGAATAGTACTACCAGCGGCTTCTAATGGCAGTAAAGGCAAAAGCGGGCGCCTCGAGCTCAAAACGGATTATTATCAGTCAGCCCAAAACCACCAGACAAGGCAACGGCAAAAATAGCAAGCCAAGCCACGGTCGAAAACTAAGGATTGGCCAGGGCAAGCGTTAATTGACCTATCAGGACAAGGAGGCTACCATGACGGGGCCTCCTTTTTCATGCAATGGCACTGGTCAACACAATTTCCTTTTCCCATCGTTTTTCTGATGATGGAGTTTGCCACGATACTTGTTCGTATCAAGAAATCAATCACGTTTACAGTGCCGATGCCGCTCCTGCAGTGGCAAGGGCTTTCTATCAGTTCATGATGGCTTGCGGCTACGCACCACAGAGTGTTTCTGACGCCATGATTTCGATTGCCACGGAATACGATGAGGCTTATGGAAACCAGAAAGATTAGGATAGAGGGAAATGAGGATGAATCGTGGGACAAGTTGTAAAGGGTGGAGAGCAGTTTGAAACTCACATTCTTGCTGACTATCGAGGCCAACTTGTTCAAAGTGGCGTAGATAGTGGCGCCGTCGATGCCTTTGGAAGACAGCGTACAAGCAGTCCTTATACGCTGTTTGACAGCACGATGCGTTACGACAAGCGCCCTGATCAATGGTTCGACAGCATTGTTGGCAGTGGCACTTCTACCTTCTTGACAAATGAAAGCAGCGTGGCGATGACAGTCACCACGGCTTCTGGCGATACAGTTCTTCGCCGCACCAAGCAAAATTTCCCCTATCAAGCGGGCAAGAGTATGATGCTTTTGCAAAGTTTTGCCGGCGCTCCATTGGCTTCTGGACTTATTCAAGAGGCTGGTTTGTTTAATGATCAAAATGGAGTGATGGTTCGAGCTAGTGGAACCACGGTTCAGTTTGTCATTAGAAGCTATTCTTCTGGCGCAGTGGTTGAAAATGTCGTTAATCAATCATCCTGGAACATAAATACACTGAGCTCCCTTGATTTTTCAAAAGCGCAAATCTTTGCTGCTGACTTGGAGTGGCTTGGCGTTGGACGTGTGAGGTGTGGGTTTGTTGTCAATGGAGAAGTGACTTACTGCCACGAATTTGAGCATTTTAATGCGCTCGATAGCGTTTATATGACAACTGCCATTTTGCCATTGTCATACCGAATTTACAATGCAACTGCTCAAGCCTCTGGCGCGACGATGAAGCAGATTTGCTGCAGTGTCCTTAGCGAAGGAGGCTACGAACCGGACGGCGCAATTTATTCTGTTAGCCATGATCTTGCGACTGTTCCTAATGCGTCTGGCGAAAGAATTACAGCAGGCATTCGAATGGCTAGCGGTCGCACTGGGAATGTAATCTTGCCAGTTCGCATTTCAACGACTACCGCCTCCAGTGACGTGGTGCTATGGCGCTTGCGTCTCAACCCCACCCTTTCAGGCGTTACGTGGACAGCGGCAAGCAATGGCCGTGGAAATGTAGAAGTGACGACAAGCGGCACTGCTACGGGAGGCACGGTTATCGACTCTGGCTTCGTCAGCCAAGGCAGTGCCAATAACTATGCAGTGGCAGAGGCCATTCGTCTTGCCCTCGGACAAAATGCTTCTGGAGTGAGTGACACTCTTATTTTGACTGTTGACAGTTCTGTCAGCGCCAAAGCCTTGGGCATGATTGGCTGGGTGGAAGTAGTATAGAAAGCACTTTCGCGAACCATCGCCTTGGAACTAGGTTTTAGGGAAAGCCAGCAAGAAGCGCTTGCCGAAATCTTGCAAGAGCTAATGACAGATGCAGATTGTGCGGATGCCTGTTACGAAACGATTGTCGCGGCCATTGATTCGTGGTTAAATTATCACGAGAAGGAATTGCGGAAATGGATCGCCTTGAGGGACAAGATGATTTAATTGCCAGCGACGGGAAACGGTCTCTTGGTGATTTCTTGAACTCGCCTGAATTGAAAAAGCTTCAAGAATCCTTTGCGGCTTTTGAACGAAGTCAACAAGCAAGCGATGATGCTTGGTGGGACAGCTTGGACTACGAAAGCCGGGCAAGGGCTTTCCGGCAGATTGCAAAACTGATGTATCGCGCCGAAGTGGAAGATCGCGGTTCTTATCGATGGGCCGTTTATGACGTGTTTGGGCTGGAATATGGCGATGGACTTGCGCACTATATGGCGCTGCACAACCTCATTGGGATGGGTCTTGATTCTCGAGCGTCCAAGTGATGCGGAGTTCCGCGCCAAGGGCCTTGATCGCCTCGCTGGCATCGTCTGGCGCTTCGTGGACGATCATCACGCTTGGCACCACTGCGTCGGGCAACGGCGTCACAGTGGCCCTCGGGAAAAGCTCTTGAGCTTTGGCGGCAAGAGTTTCTGAGCGATGCTCTCGCTCTTCTTTCTCCCATTGCTCGATCAATACTGCAGCCTGCTTATCAACGGCCTGTAACGTCGTTTGCGTTTTCCATTCCACCCACGCAGGCCTGCACCATTCCAAAAGCTGTTTATACCACCATTGGGAAACGATGGAAGGGCGTTGTTTGGCCAGCTCAAGGGCTAGCTCGTAACAAAGCGCGAGGAACCATTCCCGCCAGTTCATTGACTCTCTTGAAAAACGCTTACGAACACCGTTCCTTTTCTGTAGAGCGGAAGTACTTTGTTGATAAGGTCTTGATTGAAGATCCTGCAACAACCGTGAGTTGCTACAAGCGCTTGCTTAGGTGCCCAGGCTCCAGGCCATCCCAGCGCACTGCCGCCTCCATGGAGACCAATTCCAGCACGTCCAGTTCCTTTTTCTTGGCCCTCGAGCTCGATCATGTCATAGAAAGCCCAGCCATAGGCCATAAGGGTCCTGTCATAAGGGGCCTTGTCGCCATGAAGGGCGTAGTCGTTGTAAAGCTGACCGAGCCGGTAAAGGCCAGGAGGAGTGTCAGATTTTTGCAGCTTCCATTCGAAATCACTATATTGCCCTCGAGCCAAGCAGGGAATTTCCCATAGCAGCTTTCCCTCGAAGGAAAATGCTTTCATGGTTTCACTGGCGTCGTTCACAATAAGATGCGAATCGCCTTGTTTAAAACCAAAATCTTGAGGACGCTTCTTGGGGCCGATCATGGTGACAGTTGTTGATTCAGGAGCGTATTGCTTCATCAACTTAGAAAGCTTCGTCGGGTAGTTAGGGTCCGTCGCGTATTTCTGTTGATAAAGCATCCGAGCCGCTGCGTAGCGGTTGGGCGCATTGTTAATGCCTTTGAAATGACGGTAGTCTTTGTACCAGCGAGTGACAAGGTATTCAATGCAGGCGGCAATGCTTGGAAAGTCAAGAAAGCCAGCCTTAATCGTTACCCACTGACCATCGTAAAACTCTTTGGTAGAGGCGGTCGTCCCGTCTCCCTTAAGTCCCAAGACGTTGTTGGCGCCAGAAAAGTGCTTGCCAAAACCACTTTCAAGACAACATTGAGCCGCTACGAGCTCTGGAAACCGCGCCCCACATTTGCGGGCAATGGCAAAGCACTGATCCCAGAATACTCGCTCGGCGGACATTCGTCAGCCCTTCACGCGAAAGATTGCTTTGAGGCCTGTCAGAATGAGTTGAATGATATTGTTGCTCTTGTAGGGAGTCTTTTCGATAACTTGATCAACAGCAGCGATGATGATGCCACCAATCACGAACCATTCGATGGAGGTCATGGAAATCAAAAGCGTTTGCTTAAGCCTAGCGTCGGATTTCTAAGGAGCGCACTCGCACTTCTAAGTCCTTCATATTGTTGGTCAGGGCATCCAGCTTTTCGGTGACAGTCTCCACTTGCTCCGTAATTCGAGCCTGTTGCATTCCAATGCCAACCATCGTGCCACCAGTGGCCAGAAGCATGCCGGCCGTTACGCTTACTGCCAAATTGGCGAGCTGTTCCTGCCAGCTTTTCACAGCTTCAATGCAACCGTCATGCTCATTCTAGGGCTTCCGTGGCGATGCTTTATAGCCTTCGCGATGGTCTTTTTGCTGCCTTAAGCTAAAGGCAAGACAGCGAATTGCTGCCATGGGAAAAGACAATGGTGCCGAAGAACTTCTGTTTTCATTGTCTGTTTTGCGCCCTGGAGAAGCTAAGCGTCGCTTTCGAAAAAGCATTTTCGAGGACTACCCGCTACGAGGCGCCTTTGGCCACTGTGCCTGTGCCTATTGCGGTAAATGGAACGAGAAGCTGACCATTGATCACATTGTGCCCAAGAGCAAGGGCGGTCCGCACTTCTCAAAATGGAACAGCGCTCCTTGCTGCTTAAGTTGCAATGCCTCTAAAAGCAATTTGCCCTTGTTTGAATGGTGGCGTCCTCAGTTGTTTTGGAGCGCACAGCGCGAAGAAGCGTTGATGAGTTGGATATACGCTCATAGCTTCATTAGTGCCCATAGTTCAATTGGGCCATGGGAAGAGTGGATGCAGGAAACGCAGCGCATCGTGCCCATTCATGAAGCGAAAGAAAAAGCGGCTCGTATTTGGCCGCTTTCTTTATGCTTAGCTAGTTGATCGGAGAGAAAATTTCTCGAGGGCCTTGCCTGAATTCAGGCATGGGACAAAAGCCATCAGGGCAGCCGCTGATCAAATAGTCATCAGGATCGTGAGTGGCAATATATTCCGCCACTTCTTTGCTTTGTTTCATGATCTCTTGAGCTTTGGCTTCTTCCTGCTCTCGGATGGCAATTAGTCGCTCTAGATACCACTGGGCTTTGCGAAGATCCTCGGAGCCCTTCTTGTTTTCATAACGCCAGACATATTTCAGAATGTTCGCCTTGAGAGCCCCCTTGAAGGCTTCTGCGCTCATTGAAGCTTCAATGGCTTCAATGCATTCAATGGAACCAAAAGAATAATGAAAGGGAGAATTGACGGAATCTTGCATGGTCAGAATTGGTAGTTGTTTGAAGCAAAGGCTTCGAAAGCCTCAGGAGCTACTGAGCTCCCTAGTTCGAGAAGGGCATCGGCATAGGCAATAATCTCTCCTTGGGCACCAACCCCTTTGCGGAGGCTGATGAAATGAAATAGAGCCTGGAGCGAACAGGTCCAGACGAACGAAGTGTACATCGCAGATGGCAGCACTGCTCGCGCTTGCTCCTTGCTCACTCCCATTGCCACCAGCTCCTCGTAAGCGGCCTTGGAGGTGCCGATGGCTTCCCGATAGAAGATTGATGCCCGATCTTGAGCGGAGCTCGTCAGAGGGCCGTCTGAGGCCTGCCTGTTGCTTTCGCTCTGCCGCATAAAGACGGCTGGCATGTAGAACTCCGCATCTTCGGCCGAGCAATAGCGAAAGCTTTTCTCGTTCCAACCGAGCTGATCATCCACGTAAGTCGAGGCGACCGTATGTTTCCACCACTGCCTGGCAACAAACAGCGGCGCTTTCACGAACCACTTAAAGACAACGCCCCTGAACGGGCTTGTATGGTGCTCGCGGGCCAGATAACGCAACAGCTTTCCGTCTTTTTCGGTCCACTCTTCTGACTTAGCAGCGAAGCTTTGACGCGCATCGTTCACAACGGAAAGACTGTTTCCCATTGAATCGACAAGCACCAAACAGCTCTTGCCATCGTTCAACGGATCGGCAGCAGGAGGCATTGAGGCGGCAATAAAGGCTGACCAATTGTACGGCTTGCCGACCTGCGCGGCAATGGTTTCGTGGCAACCGCCATTTTCTTTTCGGTTTTCTTCTCCTCGCCTTCGCTCGCTGGCTTTAGCCTGTATTGAAGACAGTAAAGCAACAATGAAATTTGTAATCCCCGTGGATGTGGTCGACTACAATGGCCGAAAATACCAAGCCGCTATGGGACCGTTTGAGCATTCACCTGAAAGGGAATTTGCCTTGACGGTCAACAAGAAGGCAATCGATGAATGTGGCAGTCTTGACCAGCTCAAGCCAGTAGCCAGGAACCTGCTGGAAGGATGGTCTTCAATGCACACGGCCATACAAGGTCTGATGCTGGAGAACATCCAGCTTCGTCAGGCATTAGCAAAGAAAGACTTGGATCTCGAGGCCGCAGATGAGCTGATAATGGAAGCCGCTAGAGAGATGGAGAGGATGACTCGGAAATATGCGAAGCAATCAACGAGAGCCAGGTGGAGTCTTTGGCCATGGCATTCGTGAGCAAAAAGATCGTCCAGCCACTCGTATAGGCGAGATTATATTTCTTGCAATCTCGCTCATACCCAGAGCCAGTGACGTGGCGGCCACGATTGTAAACACCACCCTGTATTTCGATGCCA